GCAGTGTAATGACGGCCACTGTACTTTCCGTCAGCAACCTCCACCCCCGGCTCTTCATTGCCCCAGCGTTCGGCCAGAGCAGCGGAAGCAGCGGCCTCAGTAGCGGAGTCTACGACGCTATCGGCCGTTTGCTGGGCATCGGAGGCGCTCCCCGCCGCAGCCGTGGCCGAGGCCGAGGAGGCATTGGCCGCGGTCTGAGCCGTCAGCGCGTGAGCCTGGGCCGCAGTGTCGATGCCGATTGCCGAGGCCGCTGCCGTCTCGGCCTGCGTCTTGGCCAAGTTCACCGCCGCCACCGCATCGGGGATGCTGGCCAGGCCGCCTGAACCGATACTGTCCGCTACCGTTTTGACAGACTCGATGTTGGCCGCGACGGCGGCGACATCGGCAGCATTCTCGAGAGCGACCTCGGCAGCACCCTCACGCTCGAGCTGGTCATGCGTGGCGCCGTCGATCGCGTAGAGGGTCCCGGTCATGCTGCCCTCACCCGCCGACTGACGATGCCGGTGCCTTGCCAGCCGTAGGCTGCGGCGTTGGCGCGCTCGACCGCAGTAACCAGGGCCGCTGACCAGCGCTGCTCGCCCTCGGCGTCGCCGCTGTAGATCGCAGCGTGCCGCAGCATCCCGTAGTAATAGGCAGCCGGGATGTGATGCAGGACTTCGTTGGTGTCCTCGTCTTCCACGATCGGCTTGCCTCTGGAGTAGAAAGTGAGCCGGAACAACAGCGGCCGGTTCTCGGACTGCCACGGCACTAGGCGCAGGTTGTGCCCCTCGACCAGATAACCGCGAGGTGCCGTGCGATAGCGCGAGACTTCGGCCACATGCTCCGGACCAAGAGCCTCCAGCGGGGTGCCAGGGTCATTGACCAGAGCGGCGATAGAACCGGTGGCCTGGAACTCGGCCAGCTCGGTATCAGTAACCGAGTGGTTGACGAAACCAACCCCGACAAGCTCGATCAGCGAGGGCGGCAAGGTCACGCGCGAGGAGAGCGCCAGCGCTTGCGAGCGCCGGATCATCCAACCGGCACGCAGGCTGTTAAAGATGTCGCTCTCGGCCAGCGTCCGCCAGGTCGGCAGCATGGCCTGCCGCTCGGTGTCCTGGACAGCATCCAGCGTAGTCAAGATCGCGGACTTGAGCTCGCCCCAATTGTTCACGAGCGATACCCGCTCATCAGCAGCTCAGGGTATTCGGCCGCTACGACGGCTTTCCAGCGCTCCTTATTTTCCCTGTACGGGCCGAGGCGCTGTTCCAGGTGCTGCCGCAGCGCATGCGGCATGGTGTGGTGCGGAACCCGGTGGCGCTGGGTGTTACCCAGCAAAAACCCCCGCGCGTAGACCTCGCGAGAAGCAGCGGCCTGCCGTTTGATCTGCTCGACCGCAGCCTCCGGGATGGTGCGCCGGGTGGCGTGACCGCCACCCGGCACGAACGCGACCTCCAGCGGGCGCCCGGTATGGACATCCGTGGCGATGGAGCAGAACTTCCCGTCGCGTCCTCTCGGAAGCTGTTCGCTCACGACGCGGCGAACCCGTTGATGTAGCCATGCGCCTTCGGGTTCAGGACGCGAACAGTCGCCTCGTACTGAATCATCATTTCGTTGCCGGAACCGCGCAGGCCGAGACGGTCCTCGCGGAAGTTCATCCCCGGCAGCTCGGGCATGTCGGTATAATCGTGATTGACGAAGAGAATGCCGGTATTGGGCGCGTCGATATCCACCGAGACCTCGATCGCTCCGAAATCCGACAAGTACCTGTCGGCCGTGCCGACGAACTCGAACGGCTGAGTCGAGCCGGCCGTCATGTTGATGCGGTTTTCGGCGATACTGGCGTCTGGCAGGTGCGACCAATTTCGCTTGCGGGCCGGGCTCAAATAGAGCAGGTCCGGCATGCCGGCCGACGCCATCAGGGCTTCCATGACATCATCGACAGGATCAATGGTGTCGAAAGCAGCCAGCGTGCCGGAGCCAGCGGTTGGAATGTCGGTGCCGTCGCCGGTCGGCGCGACGCCGGGCGTTCCCGCCAGAGGCTTGAAGCCGGTAACGATGTAGGCGTGCAGCGTCGCCAGCTTGGTCGGCTCGGTCGTGACTTTGGCCTGCGGGGTATGGAGCAGCTTGTTGATCTGTCGCCGCAGCTTGAGGCCCCACCGCATGCGCTGGTGATCCAGCGTCATGTGGTTGCCGACCGTGGCGAGCTCTTCGGCGCTCATCGAGACGCCGAATTCCACGGCCATAAGCTGCAGGTAATTGTTCAGCCGAGTCGGAGTGAACGGCGCCTGGATAGCCGCCGTGAAGCCACGATTACGGGCACCAGCAGCCGAAATACTGCCGATGTCCTCGGTGCCCCACTCTTCCTTGATGGAGCTCGCCGTTGTTTTTCTCATATTTGAGAACAACGGCGTCTGGTCCCGAGTGAGGTCCTCGAGCACGTCGCGGAGCGATTCCCGCTCCATCGATGCGCCGCCCGGCCCGCTGGGCAGGAAGGTGTTGGTGAGTACGGTATCAGGCACTTGAGTGGCCCCAGAGTCAGGGGCCGGGCGTTACCTGCCGATCGGCGCCAGGCGGGCGGCGCCCGCGTCATACCGAGAGCGCAGGCCACCACCCGGCCGGGTTGGCGTCCTGACCGCATCCCCACTCCGCATCTGACCCTGCTGTGCGCGTGCCGTTCCGGCCGGCGCCGGGCGTATCTGCGCCTGAGCAATCGTCGGGCTGGGCTGCAGACGCGCTGCTGCCGAAGCCTGTCCGCCCTTGGCGCCGCCCTGTCGGACAGCCTGGAAGCGAGCCGCCTCCGCGAGTGCGGCGACGATGTAGGGATCACGCCTGGCGCGTTCGATCGTCGCCTCGGGCCAGCCCTTGGCTCTCACGTAACCCACCACGCTATCCCGCTCCTGATCGGCAGCCCCCGGCTTCGCAAGATGCGGGAGCAGACGAACAAGCGTCGCGTCGAACTCGTGTTGGTCGATCTGCTGGACCTGCTCCCGCGCGCTCTGGTTCTGAGCCCTGAGCTCGACCACGCGCCGGATTGCGTCCTCTCGCTCGAGCCGCTGCGCCGCCCACACTGCCGGATCAGTCGCGCGCAGGCTGTCGTCCACCTGCGGTAGACTGCCGAGAATGATCTGCGCCGCGACTTCGCGGTGCGAGACAGTCTCTTCCAGCATGCTCTTGAGCGTGTCCCGCCCTTGAGCCAGAACCTGGGTCTTTTGCGAGTAGTCCTGCTGCCGAAGGTAGCCCTGTTGCGCCTCCCTGGCCGTGACGGGTGTCCCATCGTCGGTGGTGAATACCACCGCGTTGGGGTCCACAGGCTGAGACGGGGGCTTTTCGGCTTCAGTTTCGCCGGTCTCTTGCTGCTCCTGGGTGGAATCACCCGTGTCCAGGGGCTGCTGAGTTTCCGACTGGGCCGCGGCGGCGGTCGTCGCCTGGGCCTCGGGGCTCGCGCGCTGGTCGCTTGTCGCTGGGGCAGCGGTGCTGAGAGCGGCGAGGCGCCGGGCGCCGGCCTCCACGATGGAGGCTTCGGAACCCGACTGGACGGGAGCGGTGGATTGTACCGTGTCGCTCATGCGACATTCCTAGTCGCATACGCAACAAGTTACAACCCTCGGTTGATTTAACTACTCAGAATAGAAGTACGCTGGTGAGCATGTCGCTACCGGCGGTTGCGGCTAGCGTACGCTACTCCTTGATTACATCCTTGGCACCCGGTACCGCGCGGCCGAGCTCCTTCAACTCATCCTTCATATCGCTCGTGTCACTGTTCTGGGTGTTCTGGATAAGGATGGTCTGCAACTGCGTCGTGACCGTCAGCGCCGTCGTCCAGCCGACCATCCAGGCCATGAACGGTCCCCACATGAGACCACCCGCCAGCACGAGCACGGTGCCGATCGCATAGAGAGCGAAGTACCAGCCCCTACCAGTCCAGACCGAGCACCAGCGGGCGAACCGATCGAACATCAGGCCGGCTCGCCGTAATAGCAGCGCCAGCGGCGCAGCGTGGCGCCCGGCGCGTGCTCGGCAATCCACGCCGCGGCCCGGAACTGACCCATCATGGCGCAGGCATAGGGGCCATCCATGGGCAATTCGACTACTTGGCAGGCCAGTCCGGTGCAGACCACCATCATCATCCACACCGCGATCATCCCGCTCTCCTATGCGAAACGCCACGGACGCCCGGCCGTTTGGGCACTATACCGATGACCTCAGCCCCGGCCCCAACATGGAGGACGGGCATGCACTCAACCCATCGACTAGCGGCCATCGCCCTGACCGTCTCGCTCATCGCGCTACTGCTGGCGGCAGCGGCGCTGTGGATAGCGCTGGCTCCGTAAAATCATAAGGAACAGCGGGGATGAGGGCGTAAGAACCCTCAAACCCCGTTTCCTCGCATTCGGTAGCCGTCACATTGACAGTATAGATGCCGCGCACGAGCCCGGAGGACGGCACATCATACTCGGCCCAGCCAGCGGCGCGGCCCTTCTTTATGTCCGCGCGCGCGATCCCGCCGCCCATCACCGCGGGTGAGCTGCCGATAGGGTCCAGCATCTTCCACCTGTCCAGCTCCTCATCCTTGAACCGGCGCTCCAAAAGCACCAGCCGGCAGGTATCGAAGGCCACGATGTCCTCGGATACCCGCCATAGGTTGCCTTTCCGCTCGGCATGAACGTGCTCGGCGACGATCGGGCGCTGGTGCGGCAGAATTTTGATCAGCTGCTTGTAGCTGAGGACCCCGAAAGCGGCTCCAATGAACGCGCCGGCCGTCACCCCGATGGCGAAATAGTTCATGGCACCGCTGCCCGACTACCCAGATAGATCAGGGCCAGGACTTGCCCAAGCGCCGTGATGCACACCGTGCCGATACAGGCACCCATCGCCGTCTCGACCCACTTCGCCGCTTTGCCGTCCTTCAACTCTTTGATTTCGGCGTCCAACTTCACTTCAAGTCGTGTCGTCTGCTTCTCAAGCGCCTCCAACAGCTCCCTGCGGAGCCGATCGAACGGGGAGTTTCCCCATTCTTCAGGCATCAGCCCTTCGTCCAGCGCCGCAGCGCTTCGTCCACAGTCAGCTCCGGCACCACAGTGGTATCCCACTTGCCGCTAGTGGTGGCGGCCCAGAGTCGAATAGTGGCGTGACCTATAAGCCGCCGAGGCAGCCAAGCCGATACACGCCAGCTGATCTCATCCACCCACCGAGCAAGGCGCATCACGCCGCCTCCTTGGTCGCTGCCATCTCGTCCTCGTGCGCCTTACGGAACCCGGCCATCCGGCCCCGCAGCTCCGCCATCACATCATCGACGGCCAGATACTTCTGGCGCGCGGCCTCGCGCATGTCTGCCGTGTCTGCCCGCAGCGCCATCTCGCCGAAACCGGCCTTCAAATCGGCCAGCAACCAGCCGAGCGAGGGGTTTTCGGCCAGCTGTTCGAGCAGCCGCAGGTGATCGAGAGCGCGCAAGCGGGACGGGTCGATCATGCCGGCGTTACCGTCGTCACGCCATCCAGCGTCCTCCAGGGACTGGCCGCGAGCGCCCCCGTGGAGCGCATCAGGCGAACGTTGGTCGTGTCGAACACGATCAGGCCGGCTACCTTCCCGGTCGTATTCACGGCATGGGCAACCGCCGCGATATTGGCTGCCGTGTAAGACTGAGCCGAACCCAGATCGACCGGACGCGTGCTGCCATCGGCAAACTTCGCCAGCAGGTACGTGCCATCGTAGTAGAGCGTCACCGTACCGGGCCGCACCGGCGGCGGGGTCGCCCCCTTGCCGAGGGCAACAAAGTTCTGCGGCGAGCTTGGACCGGCTCCGCGCTCCTGCGGGGCGTCGGCCTCGTCTCCGGTGTCGTTCTCGCTCATCTCAGCTACTCCACAGGATCGTAGGTTGCGGCGAAGATGTCGGGCTTGCAGGGATAGAGCTCGCCCTTCACGCCCTTGATGATCCAATCGCCCACATCAGCGCGCATCTCACCTTCCAACGTATGAAGGAAACACGGGCCGCCAGTTTGAGACCGAGTAATGGTTACTCCCATCTCATAAGGGAGCTCGCCCGTGTTGCCCTTATATTGTACCGCCTCAATCTCGACTGGCTTCTTGCGATAGCGTGCCATCATCCACTCCTATTGATCTTACCCTGGCCGCTTCTGGCCTGCTTGTCGATAGCGTACTTCTCTAGCTGGCTTTCGATCGCCAGCTCCTGCTGATCAGTCATCGTCTTGGCCCGTATGGCCTCGATCTTCGCCTGATAGTCCAGCTGCGCCTTCATGGTCTTGGCCTGCATATCGCCCTGCATCTTGGCGCCCTGCATCTGCATGTCGCCCTGCATCTTCTGCTTGCCCTGCTCGAGCTTGCCCTGCGCCTCGATCATCTTCGGATCAGGCGGCGGCTCGCCCTGCTGCGCCAGCTTCTGCTTCATCTCTTCGGGCGAAGAGAAGAACCGCCCGGCACCCAGGCCGCGGAACTCCTGCGCGAACGCCTGCAGCATGGCCGCAACCTTCACGGGGTCGGCGATCTGTCCATAGGGCGCCGGGGCCGGGATAAGCTGAGCCGTGATGCCCATGAGCTCGCGGTAAGCAGTCTTGCGCTCCTCCAGAGCCATGGCGCCAAGACCGACGCGGGCACGAACTCCGAAAGCCGGGTCGAGTTTACGCGGATCGACCACCTGATACTTGCCGTCCTCACCCACCACTGCACGGGGCGCCTCTCCTACCATCAGCCGCAGGAGCTTCTGGAACGCAGGCCGCAACCCCATCTCCGCGATCGTCCGCACCGTGAGCTTGATAGCGCGCTGCGCCGCGGCCTGGGCGCCGGCCACGGCCACTGCGGCGACACTGGTGAGCTGATCGGGGGCCAGCCCCTGCGATGCCCGGCCGACGCCAATCCGGCTTTCGGTGAGGCTGTCCAGGTGCTGCAGCACCGGCAGCGTCTCGCTGGCAGTAGGCGGCGGCGCAAACCACCGCACCGAGCCCGGTACCCGCTCATCAACCACCTTGTTGCGGCGCCAGGTCTGGAGTGCAGCCCAGTTCACGGTGCCGCTGGCCAACATCATCGGGTTGTTGACGGTATCGACGTTGTCGATCAGGCCGCGCAGGAGCTTAGTCTTGGTTTCTTGCAAATCCTGCACGAGGTCGGGGACGCTCAGCCCCTGGATCGTCTGCGGGCTGCGGCGGAACGGAAACAGCACATAGGGCTGATCGTCGTGGCTGGCGCGCTGCTCGGCCCGCAGCACCTTCTTGTCATCGCCCGCCGCGATGACCTTCCACCGCTCGAGCAGCCCATCGCCATCCGCATCGAGCAGAACATACACTTCGTAGAGCGTGATCGGCTTCAGCGCCCAGCTGCCATAGTCCTTGCGGGCCTGCTTCTGCTCGTCGGTCTGCGCCGCGCGCTCATCATCGACCGTATCGTCCCAGCCCTGAACATCTTCGAGTTCCTCGAGCTCCAGCCCTATGGACCGCAGGTCGGCCATGCGGACGGTGCTCTTCTGGCCGATACACAAAGCCGTGTCGGGATCGGCGGTGCTGGTGCAGATGATCTCGCCCGGGAACGGGGCGTCGATCGTGAGCTTGGCATCGACATAGTATCGACGGACCTGTCCGCGGGACTGGGCCACAAACTGCACCGGGATGCCGTTGGCCGGGTCGATGGCCTCAGCCTGGATGTCCTCCCGATCCAAAACCACATAGCCGGGCTGCTGCTCGTATTGATCGAGCATGTCCGGCGGACCCTCAACCGCCGTCTCCTCCATGCAGAGCTTCTCGTGACGGTAAACCTTGAATGCGCCAATACGGCCTATCCCCGCATGCATCACGCCGTCATAGGTTGCCTGCCAACCGCCCCCCTCCCACCAGATGCCGAGCGCCATCTGCGTAGCATTGCGGGTGCTGTCCACCTTGCGGGGATCGTGCGTGTAGTATTCGACCGGCTCCTCACTGCCTGCCAACTGCTCCATGATCTCGGGCAGCAGCTGCATCATGGCATCACGCACCTCGGCGTGGACCGTATCGTCCCCGCCGGGCTCAGGCTTGGTGTCGACGTGCCCCTTGTAGCGCGACCAACCGTCCTCGCGGGCCTGCTTCCAATTCGCGTCGGCATACGCCTCGGCGTCCTCGATCAGCGCCTCGATCGCGGCCTGGAACTGCTCCTCATCGAGCGGGCGAGGCGCTCGGGCGGGGCTGAAGTCGCGGTCGCGGCTATCGACGGGCATCGACCCGTATCCTGTAAGCGTGCGAGCTCATTAGACGGGCAATGTGCTGCCGATCCCGCGGATAACGCATACGAGGCGGATAGAGCAGGCCGTAGCCAAGGCTCAGCACGATCCGGTCACGGATTGCCCCGCGCCAAGGCATCCGAATAGGAGCAAGAGCAGCCGCGGCACCGTGCTTGCCGCTCTGCCACAAGCAGCCTTCCCCGGCAGCGTAGGCGATATGGCGCTGCACAGTCTACTTCCCGCCAGCGTGCCGCGCCTTGTGGTGGCGATAGTTCGCCCGCAGGTCCCGCTGGGCATGGAGCAGCGCCTGCTGGATCGTGCCATGATCTGGATTGTCGCCGCCAAACGCGCGGAACGCGGCCTCGATCGCCTTGTCCGCAATGTACGTGTGCTTGATCTTGCCGGCGCTGTTGCGCTGCGAGCCGCGAGCCTTGGGCGTGGCATCATCGGCGCTGGGCTCCTCCTCGGCCCGCACCTTCGCGTTCTCCTGGCCGGGCTCGCCTGCCTTGTGAGCGGCATCTTCGGCGGCAGCCTGCTGCTCCTCGCGCGAGGCGCCTAGAGTGCCTCGAACAGCTGCGTCGTGGTCCGCGAACGTAATGTCCTGCGGCGGGTGCCACTGCTGGTCGGGCTCAGGCCCGGGTTCAGGGGAGGCAGAAGGGGAGGAGGCAGACGGGTCCAGGGGAGCGGGCCATGGAGCTCCTGTGTGATGCTTCTTGCCACCGCTCGGCGCAGCCACGGGCGCGCCCTCACCTGGCGGGCCAAGTTCATCGGCAAACCTCCTAGCAGGGTCAACCCCCTCGCCCGGCAAGTCTGCTGCACGGACCAGCGCGACAGGCTCTTCCGCCACGTTGCGGCCGACGCCGAGCATCGCCTCATTGCCGCGCCACGCCTCCTCGAGCTGTTCTCCGGTGTCCTCGGCCCGGCTCACGCCGCGCTCGACATTACCGCCACTACGCGCACGCTCCCATGCCGTGTTGGACTGCCGCTGGTGCTCGACCACGCTCTCAGGCAGCAGCGTCTCGCCTGTCGACGTGTCGACACGTGTACGCTCCGACTCCTTGGCGTCGCTGCCTTCGGGCTCACGCTGCAGCGCCTTGAGCTTCTCACCCGCATCCTCCGGGCCTGGCTCCGGCTGCGGGCCGCGCTCCTGCTCGTTCCTGGCACCGCCAGCGTCGTGGACCTCGTCAGCCGGGCTCCGGCCCTGCGCCTGCCGCTCGCGTCCCTCGGCCTTGCGCTTGGCTTCCTCGAGCCCCGCTCGCCAGTCCGTGGTCTCTTCAGGCTGCTTGGACTTCCGAGCCATGGTCCGCGCTCCGCAACAATCTGCTTGACAGGTCGCGGGCCAGTATAGCGAGAGCCAACCCTAAAGCGAGATCATCATGCCCTTTTCTATTCTGAATAGATAAACCACCGCGCTTTGTGTAACTCACGGTTAACTCGCCCAGCTCCTTGCGCAACTCCATGCGGTGACAACACCAGGGCGCCACCGTGAGTGCTCGCGCATTCACCAGCCCTAGCATGCGGCCCATGAGATGGGTCTTGCCGACATAAACCCGGCCACGTTGGGGGAGCGGCGGCAAATACGCGTGGTTCTTCGCCTGCCAATTCGCGATGATCTTGGGCGGGCTCATGCTGGAACCGATCGTCGTCGCCACCACGGGCAGCCCCATATCGGCCAGCCGCTCGTACAAGCCGATGCCGAGCCCCGTCACATCGACCAGGCACAGGCTGTTCTTGCCGATCAGCGGCTCTAGGATGCCGGCCTGCGTGGAGAACTCGAGCCCGCTCATCAGGTGAGCTTCGGCGACCACGTCACCGTCGAGCCCAACCAGCGCCGTGCGGTCAGTAAAACGTCCCACGTCGAGCCCGTAGCGGATCATGGGATTCCCTCACTCGATTTGCGGTAGGCGTCGGCGACCGACGATCATCAGTCCCTTGAGTCGGGCGAGGCTGGCGCAGGCGTCAGCGTGCTTGCACCTCTGCTCGTCATCGAGCAGGTCGAGGGCCGTGCCACGCAACCGCTCACCGGCCCGCGTGAACTCCTTGGTCATCGAAGCGATAAAATCGTTCATCGTGTAGGCGGTCTGCTCAGCGGGCCTAACAACGGTAATCACCCCGCCCTTGCGGTCGAGCAACATCATGTGCTCGGCCAGCAGCCAGCGACGCAATGCCTCGAAGTTGCGCAGCCGCGCCAGCTCCAGCTTCTGGACCTTCCACGCCGGCATGTCGGGCTCAGGAATCTCGATACTGAAAGCATGATAGAACCATTCATCGTCGATCCGGTCGCCGTAGCTGAACCCGGCATCGAGGAACTGCTGGAGAGCATGTCTCCACTCGGGGTAGACAGTTGTCTCAGACATTAGAAGTCCTTTGCTTGGCTTCGCTCGGCTATGCCCGGCTACGCTCCGCTGGGCTCGGTGGAAACTGATAGTGTAGTCCTTTGCTTGGCTCGTCTTTGCTAAGCTCTGCCGTGCTTGGCTCAGCTAGGCTACGCGGAAACCGTGAACCGCCCATACCTCCGGCGGTATGTGCCAATGCCGACCATCTTCCCCGCCAGCTCGGCGAAGGTCTTCAGGTCGCGTGCATTTAGTATCTCGGGACTGAACGCTCCCTGGAACCGGATTACCCAGTCGCGGAAGATGGCACGGGCCGCCATTACCCGGCTACCATTCAGCATCCCATCGCGCACATCAAGAAACACCTTGGCGTCCCACATGCCCTCCACGTCCCTCGGGCCGTCATACTCGATCGGCATCGTGTGGCTGACGATCTCCAGCCCTCTCTCGACTGCCTTGCCCTGGCGGCTCAACTTGGCTGCTTCGTAGATCGACTTCCAAGCCATGGTGCCGGGGAGATATGGGCCGAGCTCATCATCCAGGTACAAACTCGCCTCCCACTTGAGACGCTGTATCTGGCGATGATCGTCGTCCGTCTTGATCCGCTTGCCCGTCAGCTCCTTAAGAAGCTGCGTGTAGGGGTGCAACGGGTTTGCAGTCTGTGGATTGTTGACCAACAGTGGGCATGTCCCTTTGAAGGTGAAGTTAAGCATTTCCATAACGATCTCCTTTGCTAGGCTTCACTTGTCTCGACTCCGCTTTGCCTCGCTGGACTGCGCTCTGCTCGGGTTGATCATAACATAACATATCCTTTGCTTTGCTCCGCTTTGCTGGGCTGCGCTGGGCTTCGCTAGACCCTGCTTCGCTAGGCTCTGGCTAACCATAACATAACGTATCCTTTGCTTTGCTGCGCTCGGCTGTACTCGACTGCTCTCCGCTCAGCTCGACTGGGTAAAACTCGTTATCGGATAACCCCCATTATGGAACATTAGGACGCCTGTTCCGCCAAGGGCTTGCGCGCCCAGAAACGGCAGCCGAAGTCCTCGTCAGTAAACCGTAGCAAATGTATTCCGTAACTACTACGGCAGGCTGCCCTTACTGCTGCATCGCCATTAGAACAAGAGCCTCCATATCCAACCGTTGGACGGTGGCTTTTCCGCCAATAGGCACACGTTCCGCAGCGCCATTCCTCATGCGGCGACATAGTCCGGCACCTCCACCCACGGATCAGGCGAGCTCAGCTCTGCCCACTGCGCAGCAGCGGCGATGGCAAGCGCCACATCATCCTGCGTCGTGGTCTCGGTCACGAATGCATCTGGCTCCTCTTTCGGAGGCCGGTTCTGGGCAGCAGCCAACGCATCCCGCACCTGCTGCGGACGCAGCACGGTCGGCGCATCAGTAGCCGGCTCGAGCACGCTCACCACGCCGGGGCGACTGAGCTGCGTCGACAGGTGGCTCAGCAAAGTCACTCGGCCCACGGCCCAATAGGGGACGCTAGGCGTCAGCCTGCCGTGCGTCGTGACCAGCAGCATGACATCGATCGTGAGCCGCTCCATGAGCAGACGGTGAGCATTCTGCTGCCGCGTCTGATCAACGATCAGCATGTGCTTGCCCAGCCCCTCACGGGCGCGCTGCTCGGCCCTGGGCATGACATGCACGAGCTGATCCATCAGCGCGCCGACGCTGCCAGGCAGCGCCGCAACGAGCTCGATCCCCAGCTTCGTGAGCTCCATGCGGCCACCGAGATAATCATGCCGCGTACCAGCCACCGCGAGAACATGCGGATGCTGTGGATCGCCCAGGCGGCAGGCGACGATAACACCGTACTTCATGTGCGCAGTGCGTCGGACAGGGCCGGGATCGCCCAGGCGACCAAGAGGCTGAGCGTAGCGGGTCATATCCACTGCCTCGCATGTCCGTTGCCGTGCGGCAACCAATCGTCAGGCGCAGGCTGCAGCGGAGCGCCGAACACATCCGCCAGCGCTCCAGGATCGAACACGCCGCCAGGCGCAACCAAGAACTCGCACTCGTATTCCTGCGCAAATAGCGGTCCTAGACGCTCACGCTCACGGGCCAGGAACGTCGGCAAAATACGCGAGCACTCTTCGGCACGAACCGTAATCTTGTTCCAGAAGGCTTCTTCCGACCAAGCTTTATAGAACGCGCCGCGAGCACCGGCCGGCGTCGATAGATATGTGATATTCGCCCCAGCCTTAGTAGCTGTCGTCGGAGTCGCAGCTGCAATCAACTCATCCTTTACTCGGGAGGCTTCGTCAACGATCAGGTCATCTAAAGTATCACCTCGGATGGAGAGGTCTGGACGGTCGCCGGGAAAAGCGACGACCGCGCCTCCACCTTCAATCTCCAACTCCGTAAGCGTCTGTCGTGACAGACGTGAACGTCCGTCGCTTCGTATCCAGGATTTAGCTCTTCTATAGACGATAGAACTTTGTCTAAGAGTTGGGCTAAGCACACCAACTCTTCTACGGAGATATTTAGCTCGATACGCTGCTCGGAGTGAGACGACATGGCTTTTCCCTACCTGGCGCGAGGTCAGCAGCAACAACGCCGGGTCTTCGCTCACCATCACGCGCCGCTGCCACGGATCGAGCGCGCTGCCCGTGACCCGCTCAGCCCAGCGCACGGGATCGGGCACGAGCTCGGCATCGCCGCGAGCACGCCGCAGCAGATCAGCGACCTGACTCCTCAGTTCCGAGCAGAGCTGGGCAGCGCTGGCCATGGCCCGGGACTTACGACGCGAAGTTGTTCCTGGCGCTCGAGCTCGGCTCGGAGTTCTCTCACTTCCTCACGCAGCTTCTCGACCTCCACCTGGCGCTCAGCCTCCATGGTAGCGCGGATGACACCCAGCGCCTGGACTGCGGTTGCCATCTCGCCGACCTTCAGCCGGCCGTGCTTTCGCCACGCCCAATAGACCTGCGTCTGCTCTTTCCGCAGGTCCGAAAGGTTGTGGAACTGATCAATGCGAACACCCTCGAGATAAGCCGGGGGGTTTTCTGCAGCACGCGTAGGCACGGGCATTTACGATGGCCCCTCTGGGTTATTCCCGATCGGATATAGCGTCATTATCCGCAGGATGCGACAAAGCCCCGTGCCGATTTACGGCACCGACACTAGGAGGTACTTTAACGTTACGAAACGCCCTTACCTCTTCCGGAGTCAGCCAATATCTCTCCTCATCGTCCCAACCTCTGGTTGTCCCTCTACGAGGCAGCAATCGGCATATCGAGCGCCATAACCGTTTCATCCCTGCTCCTCCTGCGGCCAGAGTGCCTCGGCCAGCTCCTCCATGAGCTTCTCCCGATCTTCGGGCCGGGCCAGCAAGAGCTGACGCGCAATGCGATCGACATTCCGCAGCCGCGCCGCCTCGCGGTCGCTGAGCCGCGGATGCGCAGCGCCCTCCTGGGTATCGAGCAGGGACCGCACGAGCTCGTGGCCGGGGAGATCGTCGCTCATGGAGCCCCCGAAAAAAGTTGGCATGGCGCCGCTTTTCCTGTTGACGCCTGCCCCTCACGTTGGCATAGTGCCAACACGAACAGAGGAGAAACTAGATGACCACCCAGGACTACTTGAAGATCGCCCGCAAGTACGGTTGCAGCTTCGGGCGCCACAAGCCAGGCATCTACTACGTGACCAAGAGCGACGGCGTAACTTGCACAGACTGGGTAATCAAGGCGAAGCACCAACGCGAGGTCGTGAAGTGGATCGAAGCAAAGTTTGCCTGACATGACCCCGGAGCAACTGAAGGCGGCCCGCGAGGCCGCCAACACGAACAGAGGAGAGACGAGATGGACAAGGTAATCGGGGTAACGATCGAGAAGCTGGCCAGCGGCGGCTACGAGATGACCCCTTTCGACGCCAACGGAGAGGGGTACAGCTTCCCGGTTCGGACAATGGTGGGCGTAAAAGCAGTTCTTAAAAGCCTCCGCAAAGAACACGGAACGCTGAAGATTGATCGTGTCGGCTGACATGACCCCCGCTGAACTGAAGGCGGCCCGCGAGGCCGCCAACCTCCGGCAGGTGCGTCTGGCCGAGCTGGCCGGCATCGACCGGACGACGCTGAACCACCTAGAGGCCGGCCGCCGCACCATCGGCCCCGGCATGGCAGCGAGACTGAAGCTGGCGCTGGCCAGCGCGACAGGAGAGACACGATGACGATGACGACGATCAACTTTGCGCATTGGGGCAACCGGGACGGCAGGATCGAAATGCCCAAGAGCGTGCGGGCCGTAGACGACGGCTACAGCAGCCCCATCGGCCTCATCAGCCGCGCCATCGAGCGCAAGAACCGGGGCCTTGCGGTCGCCAACTGCCGCCGGGACCTCCAGGAGGTCGACCGCCACGGCGCCGTGCTCTCGACCCATTACGAGCTGACCATCGGCAAGCCCGTGAAGACCGGCGGCTACAACATCGTCGGCAGCGTCTGGGTGGCCGTGAAAAACGCTGTCTAGCCCCACACCACCCTCAACCGCAGCGGCCCCCTCACCGGGGCCGCTTTGCGTTTCACTGCACCGCCGGACGCCGGTCATCGGACCCCCTGAAACCGCGGCCTAAGCCCCAAGCGATACGCCCTAGCACTCACCGCCGGTGGCGTGATGCCCAGCAGCACCGCCGTCATCGTCGTGCGGCCCTCGGCAGCTCGGTAAACCTGCTCGAACGCCCGATCCGACACCGGCACGAGGTCGGGATCGCGCACCAGACACACCTGATCCTGGGCCGCTTTCATGCGGCCTGGGGCTCGGTCGGATACAGGTCCACGATCTCGCATCCCGGGAACGCCTGCTTGATGCTCATGAGCTCGCGCTGGGCCGCCACGAGCGTCGCCACCTCATCAGGGGTCACGAACACCACGCCATCGTCCACGCGCCCCTCCACGGCCCGCTGATCGCTGATCGCCACCCGCAGCCCGTTCGGCGCCTGACCCATCAGGCAGGCGTCCTCGGCGGCCCCCAGCTCTACCATGCGCGCAGCCACGGCCTGCCAGCCTCGGCACATGGCCTCCGTCTGTTCGATCACATCACCCTCGGACCCCGTTATCAGCGCCTCATCCCAAAGGGACTGCTGCTCGATGAAGCGGCCATACAGAACAGGGTCCAGACGGCGCAATGCTCTAAGCGTCCAGCGCGCCTCGAAGGCGGAGGCGGCCTCAGCAACCTGGCCATAGACCTGACTGATTTTCCTCATCCTAGCCTAGCTCCTTAGTCCTATTCTACATAGACGACGTGTAAGCCCGTGGCACTCGATCGCCACTTACTTTTACACACTTCTCTTTTCCCCTTCTTTTACCCCTATTACGTTACCTATTTTAATAGAGAGGAGAAGTGCCATGTGCCACCAAACCGTCGAAAAGCCGAGCAATTTCAACGGTGGCACTTGCGTGGCACTTGCGTGGCACATCTCGGCAAGTGCCACGGGCCGGAATGCCCGGTGGCACATGTGCCACGGGGAGCGCCACGAGATGTGCCACGTTGATTTCGTTGGATTTTTTGCCATTTTCGTGGCGCATCCTTTTTCCCCTTTTGGGGATGTGCCACGCCCATTCATTCCCATCACTCATCTTCCGGCGGTGGGAAAACCACCCTAGGCTTCTTCACGTATCGGTCGCGAAGCTCCTTCGGCAGCCCCCGATTGAGGTCGGCCAGGGTACGCTTCGCCATCATGCGATCGATATCGAGGTAGATCAGCGCCTCCTGCGTGAACTTCAGGCCGATCCACACCCGCCCGTCATGGACCTTGTCGCCGATCACCTTCGGGAAACCGTTTTTCATCGCCGCCGCGATCCGCTGCCCACTCCAGCCATTCCGGGCCTGAACTTCGCGCTCCAGCCACTCGTTGAACGCAGCCCGGAAATCCTCCCGCAGGATCATCCGGTCGGGGTCGAACTCGCAGCACTGCCCGACGAACTCGGGCAGCGGATTGTTCGACCCCTTGAACTCGCGCAGTGCGGCCTGCATGGCCACCGGCGGGTCGAACCGACCCCGCGCCAGCAGCCGGTGGTAGCCGGCCACGGCCCAGTTCAGGACGCCGCTGAGCTCGCTGGCGATGATGATCTCTGCGATCGGCCTGGCATCACTCTCGCTGCGCACGACCCGCATAAGTAAGGCCAGCGTGCGGTTGTAGACAGCATCGGAGCTGTCGCGGACTACGGGGAAGTTGTTCATCGTCAACAACACCGGCAGATCGAAACAGATCTCGATCGCGTCTGTATGCTTTCTCTCAATGGACGTGCTCTCGCCGGTCACGACAATCTTGTACGCTTCGGCGTCCATGGTCTCGTGCTGCCCAACGGCGTCATCCGCCACCCAGCCGCTGGCGTGGATCAGCGGCTGCATCCCGAACCGTTCACTCATCAGCTTGACCCTCAACCCGCACGTCTTGCCGCCGAGCAGAGCCCTGGCGACGTTGGCGAGCTGGGTCTTGCCGGTGTAAGATGGCCCGTAGACGATCAGTCCCTTGCGCAGCTCACGAGGCTTGCCATGCACCAGAGCGGCTCCAAACCACTCCTGCAACGTGCCGATGACGGCGAGCGTGTCCTCCGGCATGGCCTGCTCCAAGAACTGGAGCCATTGTGGGCAGCCGGCTTCCGGCCTGATCTGACAGCCTACCTTGCGAGTTGCATAGTGGAGTTGGCTGTGAGGGAGGAGCTTGCCGGTCTCCACCTCAAGGGCACCGTTCTCGCCGACGATGACGCCAACCCGGTCCCACTCCACCCCGCGCCGCCACAGGTCTAGGTCTTCGACGATCCACCGCCAGGCGCCGGTCAGGTGCTGCCCTGAGGTCTTGCCCAGCACCCGCCCGGCCTTGTGGACATGTGCCCGTAGGTCGGCCTCCAGCTCCCCCTGGACGGGTTCCCAGATGCCGCCCGAGTAAGCCCATGGCTCGCCCCTGACGATCGCCACGGGCCGTCCCCAGGTCTCCAGCGCCAGGGCTGCGATCTGACCGGCTGCGGGCTGCTTGGCCTCGGCTGGGTGGAGATTGCCCCCGCTATCTCCACCGCCGGCGACCCGTTTGCGCCGCTCCTCGCGCAGGTCGGCTACGGCACGAAACCCCTTGGCCTCGCCGCTGCGGACCATCGCCCGCAGGTCGACCTCTTCCTTGCGCCAGTTCCAGCGCCGGCCTTCCTCGCCAGCCGCAAGGCGCGTGGCCTCGAGCAGCCGGGCGACGATCTCCTCTTCAGGCTTGTTGGCCGCTAGCAAGCTAGCGCTGACACGCAGCTGCCGATCGTGGATGTTGCCCGGCGCCATGGTGGCCAGGGCTTCCTCGACATCGAGCGCGGGCTTCACGCCCAGCGCCTCGCATGCCGCCAGCCACGGGTCCCGCGGTTCCCCGATCAGCTCTCGTTGCCAGCTGAGCCATTCTTGAAGATCGCCCAGGGAGTAGACGCGATCTGATAGTTCCAGCACACGGACAAGTCGCGGCTCGGCATATTTGCTATTCGTAGTCCCTGGCAGCCGCATGATGCGCGCCAGGTCGCAGACCGCAGGGTCGCCAGCAAACACGCGCCGCAGCTGGCGCATCGTCTCCACGAGAGGGTGGTCGTTGGACGTGGCATCGCTGACATCCTCGGGCTCGACCAGTCGCCAGTAGACGTGCAGCCCGCCGCCGCTGTCGTTGATCCCTGACGGTGGGCAGTAGCAGCCCCGCAGGAGCGCTATGACGGCCTCTTTGTCCTGAAGATGATCCAGGTCCGTCCACAGCGCCGGCAGCGCCAGGAGCGTCCCCAAGCGCCCTGGCGGGGCCGTTCCTGGTTTCCTGGTGGCGACGCCGAAGTAGACCGACCGCCCCGCCACGTCGTTGCGGGTCACGAACCGATCGAGCGTCGCCGGATCGCGGGTGAACAGTAGCTCCGGTTTGCCCTCGCCCCGCACGTTCGGCAGGGCTCGGAACTCGACCTCGCCCTCGGCATACTCGAATAGCCATGCGAGCCAGTCGTGCATATTCTTGCGCTCGCGCTCGAGGGCGTGGCGGGCCGGGCGGCTGTGCTGGGGAGCGAGCGCCCGGCCCGTGCTGGCTCAGAACTTCGTCGCCGGCTTTTTCTTCTCCGGTGCGGCCAGCAGCTGCGCTAGGTCGCGCCACTCCACGAGCTCGAGGACGGGCACCTTGGTCCGGCCGTAGACCTTGTGCTCGTAGTGCGAGCCGCTGAGTTTGACGATCGGGGTCCTGTCGCCCTTGCCTTCCTTCAGGCCCTCGCCGAACTCGCCGAACAGGGCTTTGCAACAGCCTTCCCACCCCTTCGATCCACCGGACAGCACCACCTCTCGGCTAAAGCCAGAAAGCTCGCGTGCCGGTATTTCGATCATCCTCTGCCAGGGATCGCGGGGCCTGCCGTTGTCGTCTCGGTCCCACAGCGCCTCGTCGTTATGCCCAAGCACGTCGCGGCTGTCGGGAACCCGGCCGCTGGCGATGCGGTACATGCGCCGCTCGACGGGCTTGTTGTCCTTCCATCGCACCCAGCCCCACTCTGCTTCGAGCAGGTTGGCCGCGAGACAGGTCCCATTTGGGACATCCTCGCTCTCCTGGCCGAGCAGCCAGTCGCCCTTGTGGAATTTGAGGATCGGCTTCTGGTCTCCGCCGGAGAGCGCCGAGCTCGCGGCTTGGAACGCCGAGAACGCATCGCTGTAGGTTGCTAGCTCTGTCGTCATGTTTCCTTGCACCTTTCCTGGTAGGGGCACCGTTCACACTCTTTGCCCCCGGCAATCCGGCCCTCTGGGAGAAGCTCCTTCGGGTCCGTCTCGCTCATGATCCGGGCGGCCCGGCGCTGCAGTGCCTCGTAAGTCACTGCATCGGCCAGCACCGGAAACTCGTGTATTTCCTGTAGATTGCTGCAGTTGACATAGACCAGTACGCCCTCGGAAGCGCCGAGCAGCCCAAGCTGTGCCTGTACTTGCATGTCATGGCGATGCTGGCGTATGTTCTTGTACTTGCGCGGATCATATGATTTAATCTCTACATCTATTCTACGAATGACCAAATCGATCGTAGCCGACAAACTCCCATCTATCAGTGTCAGCTGCTCATGCTGGATCGGCACGTGCGCTGCTCGCAGACGCTCCACCACCCACGCCTCGACCATGCGCCCGCGCTCGGCCCAGCCCCAGCTGCCGGTGTCGGGCAGGGGATCATGCTTCTGCCACCACACGAACCTGATGCAGGCGCCGATTTCAGATGCGCCTACGGTGGCGCTACGGTCGTGGCCCCAGACCTTGGGAGTGGGGGCGAGGTGCTCGGCGATCATACCGCGTAACACTTCGGGCAGCTGTAATCCTCGCCGTCCGGTCGCAGGTTCTCAGTAGCCCCGCAATTAAGGCACTGCGGCACTCCAAGCGCCGCCCGCAGCGTCTCGACGCCGTCCTCGGTATCGCTGAACCGGGCCAGGACGTAGAGGCCGCCGGCCTTGCGCACGGCGTCGGCGAAGAGCTGCTGATCGTCCCGCCACACATCGCAGCCGACCTTCGTCTCGATCGCCACGAACTTACCGCCGATGCAGGCGATGATGTCGGATGCGCCCTCGCGGCCGACCTTCACTGGTCTGTCGCCGTCCATCTGGCGGAACATCCCGGTCGTGTAGGGCAACGCTATCCCGCCCATCTCGCTGACCGCGAGGCGGATGCGGTTGCAGGCATCAGAGTGCTTCATTGCACTTCCTTGGCCTCTATCTGATAGAACCTGGGGCAACCCTCCATGGGGATTTTCAGCCAATATCGTTTCATCTCGCGCCTTGCGCCGTCCAGGTCAGGGTATTTCCTGGCCCCGGCCAGCGGCCTCGGCTCCATCCAGGTGAACTTCTTCCGCCCGCGCGGGGTAGGGATCAGCCAGACTTGGAACATGCTCATGACCTGTCCCACTGTACTTGATTGCGCATGTTGAATGCTGAACACGCCAACCGCCTTTGTGTCGCTCGAAATACCCCTTCTTCGCCTCGACCTGCTTGCCGCAGCGGTAGCAGATGCCAGGATATTTGTTCCTCATGCTCCCCTCCACCTGTCATACAGGTATGTGTATGACAGCGATGGAATGAATGCAAGCCTTGTATGACAGGCATGGCCGTGCTACCTATCGCCCATGAAGCGAGAGACCCTGCTACAGGCCCGCGTTTCGTCCGATGAGCTGGCGGCCCTCGACGCTTGGCGTCGGGCGCAACCCGACTTGCCGACGCGATCCGAGGCGATCCGGAGGCTGATCATGCAATCAGCCCTCGCATCTTCGCGCTCTCGCGAGCCTGAACGGGCGCAACACCGCAACGGTAACACGCGAGTAGGTATTCTTGGCGCGTAGGCCGCACCTGCCCGGCCGCAGCCAGGAACGGATTATCCTCGCGGGCCTGCTTGTCCCTCAGCGACCACTGCCACGCCGCCCAGGTCAGCCGCTTGCCGTGCAGCCGGGCGAAGCGGACATACTCCTCTGGGCTCGCGCACAGCCCATGCACATCGCCGACATCGGCGCGCGTGATCACCTCGAGTTCGGCCGCGCGCTCCTCGATCTCGACCAAATGGCGGGGCTTGGGGGCGCCACACCTGTCGCAGTGTCGACATGTAGACCTGTTGACGGCCCAACAGGACGGACAGTCCCACACCGGGACTACTCCGTCCGCTGCCTTGCGCTTGACTTGACCCTCTAATGTCCAAGTACGGTCATCATCAGGCAGCCCGTGGCGAAGCCAGTTGCCCACGTGATCTAAGACGAGAGCCAGGCCACGGCCTCCGCGATTGCAACGACCAGATTGCTGCAAATAGACACTAAGGCTAGCAGTAGGGCGACATAGACTAACACTCGAAAGCCCCGGTACGTCAAGGCCCTCTCCGATCATGTCCACTGTGGCGAGGCTGTCGAGCGCCCCTGTCCGCAGCGCGGCTAGTCTCGAGCCAACTTCCCCTCGGGGCAGCTTGCTGTGGAGTGTCCGGCAGCGGACGCCCTGCGCTCGGAACCGCTCGGCGGCGTGCTCGGCACAGTCAATCGAGGGCCAGAAAGAAGCATGCCCGCCCAAGTCACGAGCGTGTGTGCAGTAATGATCGACCACATCGCCAAATATTCGCGAACGACGGATGGCATGTTTCACATCCTCCCTGGCGAACTCGCCAGCGCGTGTCCGCACCCCGGTCAGATCGACATCGGACGGGATCGAGAGCACCTGGAACGGCTTGAGCCAGCCAGCCAGGATCAGCTCCTGATACGATGGCCCGCAGATCAGTTCATCGAAGAGAAAGGAGAGACCCAATCCATCCAAACGTTGAGGGGTGGCGGTAAACCCATAAATTCGAGCACCAGGAAAAAGGGAAAGAAGGGATTGGTAAGTTGCACTAGGAGCATGGTGCGCCTCATCGACGATGATCGTGTCTGGTGCCGGCAGGTCACGCCGCGCCGCTGTCTGCACCATGGCCACGGTGGGCCAGCCCTGCCACTGCCCGCCGGCCTTCAGAACGTAGCCACCGCACAGAGCATGCAGCTGATCGACAAGCCACTCGGCGTGCGCTAGGACCAGAGCCGCATCGTAGCCTCTTACCGCCTGGCGGATCAGGTGGCTCTTGCCGGCTCCGGTCGGCAGTTGCACCAGGACCCGCCGGGCGGGATTTTCCCGCCGGCGCCGATCGAGCTCCTGCTGATAGGGGCGCAGTGTCATGCCTGCGAAGCCCGGCGCCAGCGCCAGAACCCGTCAGGCCAGTTCCCGCCGCGTTCGGCGAGCCCCATCTCCCAGAGCTCGCGCAGATATTCCCGCGCCCGGCTCGGGCTGTAGCCGAGCGCTGCGGCGACCTCGATCGAGAGGAGCCA